TGAACTGTAGATCCTGTGGGAGGTGCATCCCCCAATGCTGCTCCGATAACTGCTTCGGCATTAGAAAGGTCGGCTCGTAGTAATGAAATACCGCCCGGGTCAACGCCGTTATATAAGCGAAGAGTATTTGTTTCTCTATCATAGAAAATTTCACCCCTAGATCCAACTTTTCTACCAAGAAAATCGGATTCTCTAGGAATCAATCTAATACTGTCTAAAATAGCTGTTTTGCTCACGTAGTTTGGCCCTTTGATGTATTTATTAAAATACCGTATTAAAACAAACTACCTTCTCTTTTTATTACTATATTTGACGCAAACACAACTCTTGATTCGTTTGTTTGATTGTAGAATACATAATGCTCAAGGCAAGATGGGAATATTATCAATATTCCTTCCTCCATTGGTGGCTTATATATATTTGGATAGTGATCATGCGGATCTAATTCTAGATACTTTAAATGATTTGATAAATTAGGAGTCCTAAAAACCAGCTGGCCCGAATTTTCGTTGGGCTGTTTTAGTATAACCACACATGAAAATGCCGGCACATTAGTTGTTATATGATTATGTAACTGTTGATGATCATATTGATTATGCACATTATACCATGTATCTATTTCAACTGTATAAGGAAATTGAAACATAAAGGAATCTATGTAAGACTGGATGTAGGGTGCGGGCAATAACGTGTCATTCCATTTTTTAAAAAAGTCAGCATCGCTCCATCGTTGAGATGCATTCTTAGAAATCCTACTTTCTTCGCCTTTGTATTCATTTTCTTCGCCATTTAATATCAATGGAAGATAATGATCCTGCAGCATTTTTAGATCTCCATGATGTAATCGAGAAATGCTTACTGGGTATCCTTCAAGTTGTATCATCATTAGATATTATCTTTGGTATACATACCAGTTTTAAAATCACTGGTGAGATCCACAGTCTTACCAGTGTTAAAGAATTCAATTACTTTGTCTGCTAAAATTTTATGGTTGATTTCTGAAAAGTGATTATAACGTAGATCGCTGGTTTCAGCACGATATTTCGCAGCAGTTTCCTCTGAGTCAAACTCAGAGCTTGAGGCTTTGAACAGGGTTCCTTCTACTCCTGCGACAGTGTGAAACCCTGGTAGAATCAAACATCGAATATCTTGTTGTGCATACAGTTTAGTTCTAAAAGTTATCGCATCAAGAATTGCATCATAGTGCAGCAAAAGACGATGATCGGAATACAAATGTCGTTGATACATTTCTAATGCCTTGGCTTGTTCTTTTGTAACATGAACTCCTGGCACCCATTTTGCATTTATGAAATTCGCCATGCCTGGTTTATCTTCAAAGAACCATTCTCTGTAATAAGAAGTGAGTTGTATTATAACACGGTCACCATTTTTAAATAACGATTCACGAGTTCTTAGGGTATGCAAAATATACTCATTGGAACAGCCGAGATGAGCGTCATTTACATGATTATCATCCCCGATTATACTTTCACTAACAATCCTAGTCCAATTCTTTTCTAACGGCATGAACGTTACTAGGCCTTTAGGCCCAATAACTTCATTCTTGTGTGCATCTGGTACACTAAAACTATCGCCGAAAATATATAACATTAATTGGTTGCTCCGGTTTCTAACAAAATGTTAAAAGACAAACTAATACGATCTTCATTGGTTGTATTTTCACTAACACTGTGATCCAAATAGCCCGGCCACAAACTTAATCTACCTTGTTCCGGAGCGAATGCGTTTTCATGAGCATATGAACTGCCTATTGGATTGCATTTTAATGCTTTAAGAGCATTTCTAAAAACTATATCACCGTCTTGCCCGTTGGTTTTAAACCAATATACTCCGCTGACATGGCTAGTGCCGTGATCATGAACATGCGCAAATTGACCAGGTTTGGTTAATGATAGCCATGAAGTTTCTATTGCTGGTTTGTACAGCGGTTTGACATTCATCATTCTCATGTAGTTGAAACAATGATGCATGATGCACGAGGCCATCACTCTCATGGTTTTTTCTTTTAAAATATTCTCTATGAAGTTGCCTTTATTAGATAGGTAACTGGTGTGAGAATTCCAAAGGTAATTTTGTTCCCAACCATCTTCTAGATACAGGTTATCAACCACAGTCTGCATCTCAGCTTGTATCTCGGCATATTCTTTACCTTCTGTTTTATATGTGTATAGGGGCGTGGGAAATAATGAATAAATTCGACCTTCGGTTTGATTGTTCATGTTTTTCTCCATCTTTAAATAAACATCATCTGATTAATTCTGTAAGCATCTCCAACAAACCAATCGGGTCGCATTACTGCGGTGTGAACATCAGTTTGCCTGTATAATACCAATCTATTAAAAGCCATTTCTGCATATCCTAGTTCTTGTCCGGTGTCAGAATAAAAAGCTGTACCACCGTGAGATTCGTTATTGTAATTTAAATATACCGATGCTGCAAATCTACCCGGATCTGCGCTGTCTCTGTGAGGGGTTGGCTGGTCTTGTCCTTGCATTACATTTACCATAAATGTTATAAACTTAAATGTTTCACGTATGTCTTTATCGATCTTACGAGGACCGTCATTGAAATTTTCACTGATTAGTTTAACAAAAGTATCGGCTAAACTTGTTAGATTGATACCAAGACTAATTGACAAGCCAGGGTATGTGTTTCTAATCATGCTCTTTGATGCAGGAATAGAAAGAGCCAATTCTCTAACTTTTTCAGGATTAAGATAAAAGTTATCAACAGTAACACATTTGGTATCACCTAACTGATGCACATGCACCGTAAAATTAGGATTAACTGCAAATATGTCTTGTTCATTTATTTTTTTAATCATGCTCTGTCATTGTGTTCAATCTCTACCATCATTTTAACAGCTGGAAAATAAATGTAATTAATTCCTGAGTTGTAAAGAGTACGCATGGCATCGTCGATGGTTTCAACCAATGGCTCTCCGCCTAGATTAAAGCTGGTATTAAACAATGCAGGCACTCCTGTTTGATTTTTAAATTCTTTAATTAGATTATACCAATGAAAGTTTTGTTCTTCGGTCACTGTTTGAATTCTGCAGGTACCATCAACGTGTATAACTGCTGGAATCTTTTCTTTCACGCCCGGCTGACAATTTACAGCATACATCATAGACGGAGAATCTTCCATGCCACGCAGATCAAACCAATCATGTACATCGTCTTGTAATACTGATGCAGCAAATGGTCTAAAATATTCTCGTTTTTTAATTAAATTAACAAAATCTTTACCGTCGGGAAATGTTGGATCAAACATTAGTGATCTATTGCCTAGTGCTCTAGGCCCGTTTTCGCATCGTTCTTGGAATAATGCCACAATGTTTTTAGATCTGATGGTTTTAATAACATCTTTGTAATCAACATTTATTGTTACGCTGCCGCCGTATTTGGCCGCAGTTTCTATAACTGCATCCTCAGTGATATGTTGTACCGGACCTAAAAATAAATTTTCATCTTTTGATCTTACTTTTGTATCTTGAGATGTTTTATAGTAATGATAAAATGCTGCACCCATAGCTGTACCTGCATCGTTTGAAACAGGTTCAACATATATCTTTACATCTTCTGGTAAATGCTGTAGATAGAAATAATTGGCAACACAATTTAAACCATACCCTCCGCTGATGACAATATTTTTATTACCTGTACGTTTAATTGATTTTAGAATCAAGTCGAGTACTAGTTGTTGCGATTCAGTTTGGACATTGTAGGCCATGTTTCTTCTAGAAGCCAATTGTGTTAGATCTTCTGCATTAGCTTGAGCCATTTGTTGCTCGTAACGCTGCAGTTGTCGTTGATCGTTAGGGTCAGTCACTGATCTATGAATTACTTTCGGATCGTACACTCTGTCATCTAGCTCAGCATAGCCTTCTTCATTGACCAGTGCGCCATTAGGATATGTACTAGTAAATAGATCTTTATTACCGCCAAAATTACCATAAATCTTAGGCGCTTTATTCGGTTCCCCATACGGAAACAGACCCATAGTTTTACCCGCTTCTATTGAGTCGAATCCACAAAATCTAGTTACTGCTTCATATGCTTTAACAATACCTGTTTTATCATTAATTATAACTTCTGTACCGTTTCCATCACTATTGTAGTGTTCAGGCTTCCAAGGTCCGTTGCCCCCAAAATGCTTGTACACTTCCTTAAAGTTTGCAGGGTATGAACAATCATATATACTTTCAACTTCAAACATAGTTTGACCGTCTGGGCGTTCAATGAATGTACCTGCACCATCTACAATGATAGCACTTGCTTTATCAAACCCAGATCTATAAAATGCCAACGCGGCATGATTTCTGTGGTGTTGCTCGTGATATTTAAATACTTGAGTATCAATATCGTCGATTAATCTCAACTTCCTAGCAAGTGCAGAATACACATCTTGCCTTACATAATCGTTTATTGGTTCGTCATGACCTTGTGTGTGAGATATTGCCAAATAATCGATCTTGTCAGTATAGTCAAGAATTTTAATCATACTCGCAAGCGGGCCGCCGTCATATTTGTAGCGAGATAGTCTTTCTTCTTCAATAGAAAATACAATTTGTCCATCTTTTAAAAGACAAACCCCTGCATTATGCCCTCGAGCAATACCTGCAATGTATCCTGTTTTTTTCATTATTTTTCCTTGTGACATTTATTTTAAGCACAGCCAGGTGCAGAACACCCAGCAGGTTGTTTAGGTTCAACATATGACTTAGCAGTTTTACTCAAAGTATTTTTAATTCCCTTGACAATTGTCTTGATGGTTTGGTCAGTAAGTACCATTAGATTTTCATTATGTCTATCAATTCTAATGTCTATTGCAACTCTTATTGGGGAATACCTTCTTTCGTCTTTGCCGTTATCAATTATAGTAAGTGTGCTGCTGCCAGGATACGAAATATTTTCAGGGAATGTACCGCCTATAACCACTGTGCCTGGTTTCTTTAGGGCATGTGCAATATGCTGTCCTACCGAGTCACACCCCAAGAAATAATCAGCATCATTGATAATTGCAGTCCATTGTAATAAACTAACACTCTCTGGTACCATTACTCCTAGTGCTCTATTTCCAGGAATTTTTAACTCGCTCATCATTATAACAGCATAATCTTTATTCAGTTCTTCAAGTATTTTTATAATATCATCAACTTCAAATGATCTACCACTTTCGTCAATAATGGTATTGCCTTGTATTCCTGCTGTTTTTCCAAATGGTTGGAAGATTATTACTTGTTGCTTTTTAAAATGATTTCTAGCTTCATTGACTAGCTCGTTTGCTTGTGCTATATCCTTTTTGCCAATAAAGATATTATATTCTTTTGTTTCTGGAATAATTTCGGGCGGAACATCGTAGTTAATCAACATGTCAAACGCCTGTACAAGATTGCATCTTTGAGTAAAGTATGCGTTTAGTTTATACGGTTCGGGAGTGATGATTTCTCTATCTTTTAATTTTTCAAAAAGATTTGGATCAGTAGCATGATGCACATTACTTGCTAAGATTTTGCTGGTTAAATATAAATCTATCCAACCTTCAACAACAATGACTGCTGTCGGATCAGTATTTTTAACATAGTGCTCTAGTGCGGGAATAGCACATAGTACTCGGCCTGCACCGCCATTTATAAAAAATGCTTTTTTCATTGATATCGTGACCTTTGTTATCTAGTACGATATTTATTTTGAGGGCTGCGCCTCTAAGAATAATGTGAGCGAGCGAGTAGTATTGTGCTGTTGCCAGCACAATACTATTCGAAATTAGTAAACGCCTGGGGGTAGATTTTGTAAAGCATCAGCATCGGAGGCATCTCTGTCTGCGATTCTAATAACCTGAACATGCGGATCTTCGAACTCCATGTTGGGTCCGTCTTCAGGACTGCGAGGAAATCTCACAAGATAATTAGGAACATCTGCCCAATCTACAGGAAGGTCTCTGAGTTTTTGTCTATAATCCAGCCATTGTTGTTTTAGAGCTTCTGGCATGTCTGGAGCAATTTTGCCATCACTTAGAGCTAGTTTTGAATCTCTTACACTTCTAATAAAGTCATCACTTCTATCTCTTTTGTTCTCAAAGAATTTAAGCGGTGCTGTGTAATCTCTAGTTACACTGTCTTTGTCATAAACAATTCTAATATCTGAAGGATCTACAACTGTGGCATTTGGTTGATCAACTGGGCCAACCTGAACTTCGTAAATTTTTGGTGCTTCTAATCCGCCATAGATCAATCCAATTTTAACACAGTTTATGTCAGTGTCTGCTTTTAATATTTCTCTTTTCAGATCCAATGGAAGCGGACGATCTGGTTCGTCTTCTGGTGCAAACGCCTGCATCAAATACCCAGTTTCTTTATCGAGCCACATAACTATTTCGGCTGGACCTTCGTATAATTGTGTACTGGTTTTACCTAACGTATTTTCCAACGAAAATAAGTGATCTGGTATACTGTATGTTAGCATTTTGGTTATATTTGCCATTTATTTCTCCTTAACTATACGTTATTTTAACAAGGCCGCCGGCGCCAAAGCTGCCCCAACATGCGTTTACTGAGTCAGTTGCGTGACCTGCGCCTCCGCCACCTGGAAAAGCTGCGTGAGCTGAACAGCAGGCCAAATTACCTACGCAGCGATGTTTACCACCAATTCCATGAGGTGCAGCCCACGGGCCGCTTGGTCCGCCAGCTACTGAAAATTGATCAGCACAACAGTTGTATTGACTGTTGTATGATCCTCCTGTGCCTCTGAAACACATATCGGCTCCGTATACTGGGCTATTACAGGCGTTTTGCCCCCAACCGGCATTGAAGTTACCTAGGTCGCATTGATTGTTACCAATGTGGCAGTTGTAACAGTTCGAGCTCATGTCCCAGTTAGTAAAGCCACCCATGCCGCCAATGGCACAGAAATTGCTCAGGCCAGTGCCGTTAACAAAACTGGTACATCCATGACGACAATTTTGATTACATGAACAGCAGCAGCTACAATCTGATGAGCCAGCAGCACACACTGTGTATACTGCGCCATCTATAAAACCATGCACTGATTTTTGCAGGGTTCTTACGCCGTAATTACCACCTTGCCCACCGATGCCGTGATCATAGTCACCGCCTGATGAGCCACCTGGGCCACCACCTGATAGTATTTCAAATCTGATCGACGTGGTCCCTGTAGGTACTGTAAAAGCGCAGCATTGTCCACCGTTCTGTGGACTCCAATTGTTGGTATTCCAAACCCATATTTCTTTAACTTCGGCAATTTGACATTGATGTTGACCGTTGCCGTAAACGATACCACAATTTGATAATTGTACTGGCATTTTCTAATTTCTCCTTAACTGTACGTTATTCTAACAAGGCCGCCGGCACCAAAGCTGCCCCAACATGCACTAACTGATGCCGTTGCATGGCCTGCGCCACCCCCACCTGGGAAAGCTGCGTGTGCTGAACAACAGGCCAAGTTACCTACGCACATGTGTTTGCCACCAATTCCGTGGACTGTACTAATTGGTCCAGAAGGTGCTCCTGCAACAGAAAAGTGATCAGCACAGCAGTCATATTGAGCATTGTATGATCCGGATGTTCCTCTAAAGCACATATCGGAACCGTACACTGGCGAGTTACAAACGTTTGTAATCCAACCGGCATTGTAGTTGCCTACGTCGCATTGAACGTTACCAATGTGGCAGTTATAACATTGTGAGATCATGTCCCATGAAGTTGAACCGCCCATGCCGCCGATAGCACAGAAGTTGCTGAGGCCAGTGCCATTAACAAAGCTGGTGCATCCATGACGACAATTTTGATTACATGAACAACAGCAGCTACAGTCTGATGTGCCTGCAGCACACACTGTGTATACCGTGCCATCTGTAAAACCATGTACTGATTTTTGCAGTGTTCTTACGCCATAATTGCCACCTTGACCCCCACAACCGTGATCATAGTCGCCACCTGATGAGCCACCTGGGCCACCACCTGACAGTATTTCAAACCTGATCGACGTGGTCCCTGTAGGTACTGTAAAAGCGCAGCATTGGCCGCCATTCTGTGGAGTCCAGTTGTTAGCATTCCAGACATAAATTTCGTTTTGTTCTTCAATTCGGCACTTGTGTTGACCGTTAGCAAAAACTATTCCGCAACTTGATAACTGTACTGGCATTCTTAATTCTCTCTTTTCATATTATCAATTTCTTCTTTTAGAGATTTAACAGCCTCTATCAGCAAGGGAATTAGTTTGTCATATCTTACAGCAAGATACCCGTCATCTCTCTCAACCACAGCTGATGGTATTACTTCTTTTACTTCTTGAGCAATAACTCCCACGTCCTGCATGGTGCGTTCTGGGTACATTTCTTGCGCAATTTTATTCCAGTGATATTGATATCCTGATATTTTTAACAATTTTTCTAGGCTATTATCAATCTTTGAAAGATTTTCTTTTAGTCTAGCATCTGAAGATGCATATGAATATATATCTGCACCTACATACAAAGCACCACTGATACCAACACCGCCAGTAACTACCAGTGTTCCAGTAGTTTTACTCGAAGCTGCCTGGTTACCTCCTAAAGTCAATATTCCAGTGCTTGGCTGATACGACACTTTAGTGGTTGACACCTGTGTAGCAGAGATAGTGCCTGATGAAGCTGTAGTGAATAACGGATAATGTGTAGTAGCAGACGCTGTTTGATCAGTAACTGATACCGTTGCGGTAATCCAACTTAACCCACCAGTTGAATTAGTTGATAAAACCTGCCCGTTAGTTCCGTCGGCAGCTGGAAGAGTCCATGTTACGTTTGATGCAATTGTTGCAGGCGCCTGAAAAGACACCCAATTTGAGCTATCACTATCTGCAAATCGCAAATCGGTCTGTGCGTTTAACTGAACATCTACTGTAGAAACAACAATTCCAGATCCGCCTGGACTAAGCGTGATATTCTGATTCGCCGCTGTGGACAAGGCTGAGTCGGGCGAAATTTGAACAGCTCCCACTAGTGTTGAGCTACCTACAAGTCCGCCTGTTATTTTTCTTGCCATGATCTTATCCTTTTATTAAGCTGTTGTTGTTTCAATACCGTAGACCACAGCATTTACACTTACTGCGCTCGAGCGTACCACTAATCTTTGATCAGCAGCCATAACAATACCTGTACGCTCTAGTACACCCTTAGCACTTAAACTAGTATCATATTCTATGTATTCTGAATCTAATGGGGCTGCTGCCGATGCCGCAGTGCAAACAGCCACTCGAATATTAGCTGCTGTTGCACCTCGGTTTACTACGTTTAAAGTAACCACTGCAAATGTACTATCTGGGCAGTCGTACACCTGAGTGACGGTAGCTGCTAATAGATCTGCTACTCCTAATCTTCCTGATGCCATAATTTATTCTCCATGTATATATTTAGTTCAAAAAGTAATTGAATGCTAGAGGTACCCCAACGACTCCGCCTCTGAAATCAAAAGTTGCATTCATTTTTATTGCTCCGCCTGTGGTAGTTGTGATTATATTTGAACTGATAAACACACTACCGGCTGTCACTGAGTTAACGTTCAAACTAGCACCACCGCCACCAATCTGGCTGGCGATATAGGCTTTGATAGCTCTCTGTGTTGGTACGATATTATCCGAATCTGCCGTAAAGAACGGATCGGTTGAGAATTCAGTAATCGTAGCTGATCCGCCACCTAAGGTAACGTTACCTAGATTAAGTTCTTGCAATCCGCTGATATTAAACGCATCAGCATTCAATGTAGCAACACCAGTGCTCTGTTCAATAGCAAACAGGTCACCAACTCTAAAATTACCATCTTGGTCTGTG